AGCGGTAAGAGTTCCAGTTACTGATGCAGTTCCACTGGCAACAATATTGGAAGCGCTTATATTTCCACTGTTTAATGTGCCAACAGTTGTTGTCCCGACAGATGCCGTCAGGCTTCCGGCAAACACACTGTTTGACCCAGTAACGGTCAAGGCTACGGAATTATTTCCAACTAGCCTCACAGAATGTGCCGTGGTGGTTCCTAGTGTAAGAGTTCCTGTGTCATTATATAAATATCCACCATTTGTGTCATTGAAAGGATTTCCTCCAGAAACAAATCCACTACTGTTTCTTCCAATGTTCAGATAATTAGTCGCTCCTCCAGCGGGCGTATTGTCAGAGTACATCACCAAATCTGTTGATGCGATTGATCCAGAGTTGAAGTTCTGCATTATGAACTGTGAGTAACTGTTCACACTGTCAGTCATGATTGCCATCACATTTGTCTCTGCCGCCGTCAAGGGCGTCAATCCTATGCCAAATTGTCCAACAGATGATGTGCTAGAGTTTTGAGGAATTCTGAGGGTTCCTGTCACGCTCGGTGAAGATATCGTAGGACTGGTTGCCATAACGAACACTCCAGTACCAGTCTCATCGTTTAAAATTGACATAAGTTTAGAAGACGGAATTGTTGAACTTCCTGATCCCAGAAGAGCAGAGGAAGAGAAAAGAACAGATGCTTGTGAAAGTATTGTGTCATGACCATCAATTACAGCAGTTATCTCATTGTGATCACCGACATGGCCGATTGATCCAACTACCGCCGGATTTGTTATTGATGTGATGCTGGAAGAGACGTATGTCAATATAACTCCTGTGTATCTATATCTCTTAAATTATAACATAGGATTATACTTCCACTGCCGTCAAAATTATACTAGGGATGGCAGGACGATTAGGTGCAGTAGAACTTGCAGATGATGCTAGAGAAATATGCGTATCTGATGCTCTCCAATATAAAGAGACATATTGCCCAGCATTAACATTTATAAAATAATTCCATGCGGCTATAAGAGGACAGGCATTTGCGCCGCCCGTCATAGTTACAATTCCATTTGACCAAGGTATATACGAGCCACTAATCCCCGGCCAAATTTCAACTGTATCCGTACCACTATTTGATCTTTGAAGTTGTGCAGAAAATTGAATATTATAAATTCCAGCGTTATAAAACAATATTTGTGATCCAGAAACAATGGAAATTCCGTTAGAAATATCCGTTGTATTAAAAGTCATTGCATATGCTGATGCAGTAGATGAAATAGTTTGTGTTGTAGTGTCATAGAATGATCCATAGGATTTTTGAGTGTTTTGATTGATGTCAGTAAAATTAATCTTACTCATTGCCAGAATAACCTTGTAATAGCAATTTGAGAAGATGTATCATTGGTCGCCACGAATAATGCGTCGGATGGGTCTAGGTCTGCTGTCCAAGCCTGACCCGGCGACAACCTGAATCCGTAGGACACAGAACTTGTACCAGAGTTTCCAATGTAGACATAGTTTGATCCGTTGAGATTCTGAACTGACACTGATACACCCTCGCAATACGGCGGGACTTCAACAGGACTTATCTGCTGCGTAGCACTGGCATACAGAGTTATTGTTTGATGTGTGAGAGCCATTGGCTTTCCCCCTTTATATCAGTATAACATCATTCAGAGGTCTTTGCATGGACTTTCAAAGCACTTCGTGTACGAGAGTGATTGATCTGGGTGGAGGGTTCTATGCATCTCATTAATGGTTCTATCATAATACATGCAAGCGTCGTCAAAGCCCTCCTGCCAAGACTGCTGAAGACTTTCATAGTAGTCAAGTTCATCAATTTCCATCTCTCAACCAATCGTCTAGTTCATTCTCAATCTGCTCGCTGAATTCTTTACGAATCAGATAGTCCGTCCACATGTACTCAAGAATCCTGTCAAGGTTCCCAGCGATAACCGATATGCTGTCCTTGTTCTTGTACTTCATTATCATCTCAGCATCATCAAGGATCACCTTGATGACGACTTTCTCGCCCTCTTGATGGGCTGACATGCGAACTTGATACTCATCCATATATATATTTTATCAGCCTGTGATCAAATTCTGAGCCGCCGACTTTTTTTCGACAATTCCTATACTACATGCCCAACACCAATGCACATTATGATCACATTCGGGAGATTTACGCTTAAGATACCTAGGATTTTCTAGGGGGCCGGGAGGTGAGCCACATGTCATACAAATCTCACCCTTATACAATTTTCTGCCATCCTCACACTCATAGCAGAATTTGTCAAGGATCTCCCTACGATCACTACGACGCTTATAATATGGAATCTTCTTAGGACGCAATGTGATAGTGCCATCAGGATTGGGCATCGTATCACTCTTCATAACATTGCAAGACTTGTGAGTTAATCTGAGATTGGAGATATCATCTGATCCTCCCGCCGCGCGGGGAATCCAATGCTCAATCGTAGGCTTCTCATTGCCGAATGGACTACCACAGATGAAACAATCATATCCATACTTGCGATGCAGTAACTCAATCTTTTCTTTCTTTGTCAGCATTGTCATGATTCCTCATACACATTTTATCAAATAAAAGGACTACAGGCATGCGCCAAATTCTTTTGCACGAAATGGGAAGGAACTTCCGTATCTCACCGCAAACTCTAGCGACAGGTACTGTAACTATAACCGTATCCTAAGGTATGCCTGTAGTCCAGTAGGGCCAGTAGGATTTGAACCTACAATCGACCGCATATAAGGCGGGTGCATTAACCGTTATGCTATGGCCCCTTGCATTATAAAATTGTGAAATTATCTACGAACCTAGTACCACCATTATCATCGTCATTCATGCCCATGAAGTCACGAAGATAATCTGGCATCTCTCTCTTATTAGGCAACTCTATCGTATTGCGCCCTTTCTTGGCAAGGGCTTCCATCTCTTCCCGCTCATCATCATAATCATAAGTGTGAATATAAACTTCTTGATTCAAGTCTGCTGGAGTCAGAGCAATCGCATCATAAATTGCGCCACACACAGCATCGGCCAAGTCCTTGGAACCCTTGCGAGGGTGATCAACCTTATCCTTGATTATTCTCAATTGTAGCAGTTCCTCTATTAATAGGTCAATATGAGGACCAGAGATTCTTTCCTCCATAACCCCCAGCGCCATGTCCTCATAATGTTTCTTGGCAACAGAAAGAATCTCAGCATTCATGCCGTAAGCGTTCAACTGCTGCATCATGTCATGCGAGTTCCAACGGTCAAAGGTTACCCTGCGAATATTGAATCCTCTGTGTTTGAGAGAGATTATATAATCCTTGACTTCTGTGAAGTCAACGCTCTGCGTACTCGTAGGCGTCCACCATCTTACAGCATCAACAACTATTGAAGGAGCCGCCTCCTTCATCTGATTGCCCACCTTGATGTTCACCCATTTGTCAATGTGTGCCATGGCAACAGCACAATGATCATGCTTCTGCGCCAAGTCAACATGAATGAAATAAAGTTTCTCATCCTCAGGCTGGAACCAATCCTCAAACCTGTTGTCACTGTCCAAGGCAATATTAAGTCTATTGAAGGCTCTCTCCACTTTCTCCCGCGATTTGAAGAAGGCATCCTGAGCATCGGGAGGCATGCAGGCGAAACGTGCCAGAGCGTCCACAGGATCGGTGTAGAAGGCCACAGTAAAATCATCTATGCTACGAGTAGGGTTGATTTCCCATGTCGGCCTTTTGAGAGCGAATACTCTGGGAACATTGTATGATCGAATATGATCCTCCTCCCAATCAATCGTGAATTTGTTTTCCTGTATGTCATCAGGAAGATCGGGATCAACCTTGAAAGTGTGAGTTCTGACAACTGTCTCCTTCTCGCTCACAACGTCATTGTATCTTTGCTGGATGAAGTCATTCTTATATCGGGGAAATGAAAGAAGAATTACTTTTCCATAGTCAGGAAATCGTGAATCAACAGATGCACGATACATTCGATAGATGGCACCAGCGGTCTTGGCCTGCTCGTTGCCACTGGTTGATTCAATGTCAAAACCTGAAATCTCGTCTAGGAATACGATGAGAACATTATATCCCTCCCACGACTCGCGTTGGGAGTGACCTGAGTGTACGGTGATGGCTTTGTCAAACTCAACACTATTTGCCTTCATGTTGTAGCGACCCTGAAACCACGGCGCTCTTTCAATCCTAGTGGTGAAACCCTTGAAGAAAACCCTGTTGGCCTGAACGGCGTTGATGGCAATGTTGATGATGTCAATAGCGTCACCGGGCGGCTTGCCATAATATCTCGCCGGGTCTTTCAAGCATAGCAAAAGGTAAACAACATATGAACAGGCGATGGTTGAAACATAGTCCTTGCCCGACCCCTTACCCAGTTGAAAGATAACTTCATTACAAGTTTGCTTCCATCTCTTCAGCCCCTCTTCATCGCCATGCAGACGAATCAGAGTCTCTTTCTTATAAATCTGAGTAGAAGCCCTGATCATAGTATATTGATGATCTGACAATGGCGGTAGATAGAGATAGTCCTTGGAAGTCACAAACTCTTCAATGGAGACGGGGATCGTCTCAAATTCATTGGCATCAAGTGCCCCAAGGAAGTCCTCAAACATCAGTCTAC